TCGTGCAAACTTTACCTATGCCTTCAACCTATACACTTCTATGCTATGTGAATATAATCACAGGTATGGCAAGTGGCATGGGGCTGGTAATCCTAGCACAACTAATGCGCTGGCAAGACCACAGCATATCATTGCCGCTAGGGATTTCATACCTGATGGCGAACTGACACCACACCCACAGTGTTTCAGTGGGCATGATGACTGCAAGACAGATGAGGATTGGCCTATCACTGCGTATCGTGCATTCTATATTGTTGACAAGATGCGCTTTGCTAGATACAACAAGGGTAGAGATATGCCCACATGGATGAAGGAGAATGATGATGAAACTACAGGACAATGAAATTGCAATCGTCTGGTCAGCCGAAGATGTAAAACAAGAATGTGAATGGCTGACGGATGAACAAGCCCTTGATGTACTGTATGCCATAGAACACAGACACGATGCTTGCATAGGTATCAATTGGGAAGTGATATACTACACTGCCGAACAAATGTACCCAAAGAAGGAGACAAACAATGATAACGCTTAACTTACCACCGAAACAAGTCAACGCCATGCTAGTTGCAATGGACACTGAGATTGATTATATGTTTGAGACAGGTGGCAAACCTGATTGGGAAACATTCCCAGAACTTGCCGCACTGCTAATGGCGTACTACACAACACGTTGTAAATTTGAGGAGAACCAAGATGCCTAACCATACAGATAACAGAGTAATCCTGTCACACGCTGACAGCCAGAAGATTGACATGATTTACAACATCATGAACACAGAGGACACACCTCTATGCCAGACACTTATCCCTATGGATGAGAAGTTGTTAGAGATTTCTGGCTTTTCAGATAACTATGAAGTGCAAGGCTGGTATGAGTGGCGGCTGGATAATTGGGGTACTAAGTGGGACATCTATGAGACGCATTGCACTCGCGTTGATGCTAACACATTGTCAATGACCTTCTATACTGCATGGTCACCACCTATCCCTGTCTTTGACAAGCTGACAGACATGGGCTATGAGATAAACGCACGATACCTAGATGAAGGGTGGATGTACATTGGTGAGTATGTGGATGGTGATGACTGGTCAACTGCTGATATTGAGAGTATCGGTGAGGTACGCCCAGAGTTAGATGACGAGTTTGGTATCAGTGAAATGATGCAAGAGGAGAAAGAATATGCTTGAACATGACCGAAAGAAACTACTGAAAGTAATCAATCTAATAAAAGACATCGGCATAACCACCGATGACAAATGCCCTATCACATACAACCAAGTGTGTGAATTGCAGGATGCTGAATATGTATTGCGTGGTATTGGTGTATTCGCCAAGCCTAAGTGTAAGGAACATGGACAGCAGATGTATTGGGCAGACTATGAGTACGCCGAAGATGTAAGAGACGATGACGATGATTGAGGCGGCACTTGTATGCCTTGCACTTAACACATACCATGAGGCACGTGACCAGCCCTTTGTGGGGCAGGTTGCGGTAGCCCAAGTGGTAATGAACAGGGTGCGTGATGACAGGTATCCCAACACAGTATGTGAGGTGGTCAAGCAGTCACCTACCTACTCATGGAAGCCTGACTTCCCTGTTCGTAATCGGTGCCAGTTTAGCTGGTACTGTGATGGCAAGTCTGATAAGCCAAAGAATACAAAGGCTTATGCCAAGGCTCTGATGATTGCACATGGTGTGTATCATGGTAACTTGGATGACTTTGTTGAAGGCGCAACACATTACCACGCCCACTATGTAACACCTGAGTGGGCTAAGACCAAGACTATGACAGTCAGGATTAATGACCACATCTTTTATAGATGGGAGTAGTTGACATCATATATCTTATATGATATAACTGCATCTTACACAATCGAAAGGAGAATTGATATGCCATTAGAATATATTCCAGAGAACCTAGACTTTGACGTAACCTTTGAGCCTACTCGTGTAGCTGACAAGAAATATGTCATTGATAACAACACTGGTGAACCTATCGCTATCGTTGGTAAAGACTTCACCTGTGCATCACACGGTGACTTCTTCCGCAAGGTTATGGGCGAAGTGACAGAGAACCTGTCCAGCTATGAAACTGACAATGCGAACATTGCATGGCGTGATGCACACAATAATGGTTGGGCTATGATGGACATGACCCTGCCTAATGTTAAGGCTAAGATTACTACACCAAAGCATGAGACTGAGGTATCTCAACGCATCATTGCACTGCATGGTGTGGACGGTACGTGTTCCAACACAGTGCTGTTTGGTGCCATTGATTTCTTCTGCACTAACGGTATGGTTCGTGGCGAACATGACAAGGTACGCCGGAAGAATACAAGTGGATTCAATCTTGAGCGTTTCATCTATCAGTTGAGCCGTAGTAAGCAAGACTTCTATGCACAGTCTAATCAACTACAGGAGTGGGCTAACAAGTCCCTGTTTGTAGGTGATGTCAAGGCTATGCTTGAGTCTCTTGACAAGGGCAAGGCCAAGCGTATGCTTGAACTGTACAACCAAGAAGCTGGGGTGCGTGGCAACAATGTGTTCGCTTTGTACTCTGCCTTCACCAACTACGCCAGCTATGCTGATGAGCGTAATGGTTTCAAGCTGGCTAACACTGGCAAGGATACCAACGCTGTCAATATGTGGGAGCGTGAGCAGAAGGTAACACGCTGGGTTGAAAGCAAGCAATTCAAGGAGTTGTTGGCGGCATGATTACGGTAGATGATTTAGTACAGAAGTATTATACTTCTAATGATTACAATATGTTACGCGACAGGTCTAAGAAAGATTATCAATACTTTCTTGGTGTAATGCTTGACAACTTTGCTGATGTAAAGTTTGACGAACTCACTAGCAAGCAAGCTAAACATGCGTATGAGGAGTGGGTTGCGCGGGGTATCAGCCTCGCCAACCATGTCTGTACTGTCTCATCTATTGTCTATCGCTACGCCATTGAGATGGAGTATGCAGAGGTGAACCCATTCGCTAACGTCAGACGTAAGACTGCACCACAACGAAAAGTTGTGTGGTCTGAGGATGATGTGCGTCAGTTCCTTGACACTGCATACAGTGAGTTTCAGTGGCGTAGCCTTGGGCTTATCGTACACATGGCATATGAATGGTGCCAGCGACTAGGTGACATGCGCCTGTTGACATGGGATAACTTTGACCTACCCGAAAAGAAGCTGTACTTGGAGCAGTCTAAGCGTAGGGCAGAGGTAACATTACCTATTGAAGATGACTTGTACGACATGCTAGTACAGCAAGAGCAAGACTTTGGCTTTCAAAGCTACGTTGCGCCGCGCACAAGCCCCACACAGGGCGAGTACCACCCTTACAGTATGGAGAGACTATCTAAAGCTGGAAGGGCTGTCATGCGCGAAGCTGGACTGCCTGATGAACTACGACTGATGGACTTGCGCCGCACTGGTACGACACAGATGGTCGAAGCTGGTGTGTCTATGGGACAAATCATGTCGGTAACAGGACACAGTAACCCACAGTCAGTTAAACCTTACATGAAAAATACGTATGCCTCTGCAAATAATGCATTGACAACACGTAAGACGCATGGTAAAAGCACTTAACTGCCGCAGAGAAAGTGATATTATATGAGTAATATATATAACATAGTAAGTGAATTAGATATACGTAATGGAGAAACCAAACGTATGAACTGTCCTTCTTGTAATGGACACAAGACATTCACTGTGACTAACAACATGGGTAAACTTATCTGGAACTGCTACAAGGTATCTTGTGGTGTATCAGGTGGCACTCGTGTTCATCTCACAGTGGAAGACATCAAGCGAGGCTTCACAGGTGCTGAAGATTTCGCTGAAGAAAAGTTTGAACTGCCTACCTACATCGTACCCCATCGTGGCAAACGTGCCGTGGTCAAGTGGTGTGCGGAGTGGGGTATCAATGAGGACGAACATGCCCTGATGTATGATGTAAAGGAAGACCGCGTGGTATTCCCTGTCGTACATGATGGCAAGTTGGTTGATGCAACAGGCAGGACATTGAGTAAACGTATTCCTAAATGGAAACGATATGGAAATAGTGGCTTGCCATATACATCAGGTTGTGGTAAAGTCGCCGTAGTTGTTGAGGACTGTGTGAGTGCGGCCATTGTTGGTTATGGTTCCTTTGTCGGGGTTGCGCTTCTTGGTACATCTCTCCAAGAGTCGCATAGAAGGTATCTTGCACAGTTCTCAACAGCAGTCATAGCATTAGACCCCGATGCCTTACCTAAGACACTTGCTATGGCGAAAGAATTACGTGGACACGTTTCGGATGTTCGTGTATTGAGGTTGACGGATGATATAAAGTATAGAAACCCGACAGACATGGAGAAGCTAGACGCTCTCCGCAAACAGATAGGAGAATAACCACATGGAACTTACACTTATAAGAAGCCTAATGGATAAAGAGTTCTACGATGACCATCGTGGTTCGCGCTGTCCAACTCGCTTGTTCAGCAAGGACGTGCGTAAGATTAAAGAAGCTATTGATACAGCTATGGATAGGTATGAGCGTACTGTGACACCTGATGAGATTGAGGCATTGTTCATGTCGAACAACCCGACACTCACCACTGCACAGAAGCAAGCCTACTCATCGCTGTTCAATACCATCAAGCGTGAACAACCTATGGGTGGTGACGTAGCGCAAGAGGTGCTGTCTAAACTATTCCAGCAGGTTATTGGTGAAGACGTAGCCAATATCGGATTCGATATGGTCAACGGCTCTGCCGCTACGCTTGAGAAGCTACGCAATCTGCTTGAGCAGTATGGTGATGACTTCACCCCTAATCTAAAGATTGAGTGGGATGACATCAGCATTGAGACATTGATGGCGAAGGCTGAACTTGAAGCCAAGTGGTCATTCAACATACCTAGCGTAGCACGTAAGGTTGAAGGCGTTAGTGCTGGTCAACTGATTGAGGTAGGCGCACGGCCTAACACTGGTAAGACTTCCTTTCATGCCAGTCTTATAGCCGCGCCGGGTGGGTTCGCATCGCAGGGTGCTAGATGTGTCATCCTGTGTAATGAGGAACCCACCCACCGTGTTGGTGCTAGGTATCTGACAGCCGCCGCTGGTATGTCAGCACGTGATGTCAAGTCTAACATGGCAATGGCTAAGTCGTTGTATGAACCAGTGATGAATAACATCAAGATTAAAGAAGCTGGTGGACGTGACATGGCATGGGTTGAATCTGTATGTAAGTCATACAAGCCTGACATTCTTGTGCTTGACATGGGTGATAAGTTCCAGACTGCTGGTGGCTTCTCTCGCCCTGACGAAGCACTCAAGGCTTGCGCTATTCATGCTAGGCAGATTGCCAAGACGTATGACTGTGCTGTATTCTATATGTCTCAGCTATCTGCAGAGGCAGAAGGACGGTCACAACTTAATCAGTCTATGATGGAAGGTTCACGTACTGGTAAGGCGGCAGAGGCTGACCTTATGATACTGATTGGTAAGTCACCTACCGTTGAAGGACAGGAAGAAGATAGTCCACTACGTCACATGAACATCGTGAAGAACAAGCTGAATGGCTGGCACGGTATGGTGAACTGTGAGTTGGACTATCTGACAGCGAGGTACGAAGGATGAAGCTAACACTTGACGTAGAGAACACCGTCACCAAGCGTGGTGGTAAGATGCATCTTGACCCCTTTGAGCCAGAGAACTCAATGACTATGGTGGGTATGCTGACTGACCAAGGCGTTGAACGTATCGTTACTTTTGACCACAGTGAGGTAGATGCAGATGAATATGGACACGTATTGGTACAGGAGTTCCTTGATGCCGCTACTGTTCTTATCATGCACAATGCGGCACATGACTTGCTGTGGCTGTGGGAGTCTGGCTTCAAGTATGATGGTGCTGTCTTTGACACGATGCTTGCAGAGTATGTGCTACAGCGTGGTATCAAAGAGCCACTATCTCTTGAGGCTTGTGCTGAACGCTATGAGTTGGACACCAAGAAGCAGGACACACTGAAAGAGTACTTCAAGAAAGGCTACTCTACTCGTGACATTCCTCACGCTGAGTTGTGTGAGTATCTATCTGCTGACCTACATGCTACACAGCAACTGTCTGACAAGCTGGTGTACCGCCTCAACACACAAGCTGATGCAAGGCTCATGCCTACAGTGACACTCACCAATGAGGTGGCTGTATGTCTGTCACGTATCTATCAGCGTGGTTTCACCGTTGATGTTGCCAAGCTGGATGAGGTGCGTCAAGAATTTGAACAAGAGAAGCGTCAGCTAATTGACGACTTGCAAGTTCATGTACGTAAGCTGATGGGTGATACACCTATCAACCTCAACAGCCCAGAGCAATTGTCATGGGTTATCTACAGCCGCAAGGTATTAGACAAGCCATATTGGGGTAATGCTATTGACCCTTACATGGCAGACGCAGACTTCCGTAGCCTCATGGCTGGCGGTACAGAACGTGTGTACAAGACAACAGCAGAGCAGTGCCATGAATGTAATGGTACTGGACAAATAAGAAAGGTAAAGAAAGATGGAAGCCCATTCGCTAACACAAATAAATGTCCACGTTGTAGTGGGGCTGGTTATACTCTTATATCTAGTCAAAACTTGGCTGGACTAAAGTTCAAGCCACCGTCTGCTAAGTGGGCTAGTGCCAATGGCTTTAGTACCAGCAAGACTAACCTTGAGTTGCTTGAGTCTGTCGCAAAGTCTAAGGGTATGCATGACGCTGTTGACTTCTTGACTAAGGTACGTAGGCTGTCAGCCGTTGACACATACCTGTCATCCTTCGTTGATGGCATCGCACTGCACACTAAACAAGATGGCAAGCTGCATGTTCGCTTGCTACAGCATCGCACTGCCACTGGCAGGTTCTCTGGTGCTGACCCTAACATGCAAAACATGCCGCGTGGCGGCACCTTCCCTGTTAAGAAGGTATTCGTATCACGGTTTGCTGGTGGTAAGGTAATGGAAGCTGACTTTGCACAGCTTGAGTTTCGTGCCGCCGCATTCCTATCACAAGATGGAGTTGCAATTGAAGAAGTCTCTACTGGATTTGATGTACATGCATATACCGCTAAAGTTATTACCGATGCTGGTCAACATACGTCTCGCCAAGATGCGAAGGCGCACACGTTTGCACCGCTCTACGGAGCAAGCGGATACGGACGGTCACAATCAGAGGCCGCATACTACAAGCACTTCAACGAGAAGTACAAGGGGGTCTCAGCTTGGCATTCCCGACTGGCTAAAGAAGCTGTAAACACTAGACACATTACTACACCATCAGGTAGGCAGTTCGCTTTCCCTGACGTTGTACGTAAGACGAATGGCACTGTGTCCTATTTCACACAGATAAAGAACTACCCTGTGCAATCATTTGCTACGGCAGACATTGTACCTGTTGCACTGCTACACATTGATGCCTTACTCAAGGACATGCGTAGTTGTGTGGTCAATTCAGTACACGACAGTATAGTTATTGACGTGCATCCTGATGAAGAACAGCAGGTAATCAAAGTCATACAGGACACGAATGATGCACTACCTTCACTCATCACATCTCGTTGGGGTGTGGTGTTCAATGTTCCACTACTATTAGAAGCAAAAATAGGAAAGAATTGGCTTGACGTAGTGGATGTAACCTGATATAACTATGGAACTTGACTCAGAAAAGGAGATAAACATATGACTGAACTTACAACTATTGATACTAACAACTATGCCGCCATGTCTAAAGCAATGGGTATTGCACATGAAGGTGGCTCAACTAAGCAACAGACTAGCACACTGGCTCGTCTGCGCATCCATCACACACCTATCATGGGTGAAGCAGAAGTGAATGGTAAGCGTGTTAATATGGAAGTGATTGAAGGTGGACACTACAAGCTGGAAATTCCAGATGGTCCGACTTACTACGCTAAAGATATTAAGGTGCGTCCATTCATGCAACGCTTCATGTATAAGAAGTTTGTGATGGCGTCAGGTAACACACCTAATCGCTACGTCAAGACTGTGATGAGTGACAACATCAACATGGACTTGAAAGATAACGATGGTGGCTTTAACTGTGGTAAGCCTTCTGGTTGGATTGAAGACTACAAGTCACTGCCAGAAGCTACAAAGGAACTTATCAAGTCTGTCAAGCGAGTGCGTGTCATTCTTGGTACGGTTGATTTGATTGACCCTGTGGATGCAAACGGTAACTCTGTAGAGGTACAGACTACACCATTCATCTGGGAGATTGACAATCGTGATGCCTTCAAGACTGTCGGTTCATGCTTTACCAAGCTGGCTAAGATGAAGCGTCTTCCTGTACAGCACATGATTTCAGCACAGACAGAAGAGCGTAAGCTACCTAATGGTAGTAGCTTCTACCTACCTGTTGTTAATCTGGATGTCACCAAGACAGTCGAACTGTCGCAGGATGACCAGAACAGGTTCGCTGACTTCATGGCATGGATTGAGAACTACAATACATACATCATCAATACCTATGCAGAGAAGGCTATATCCAAGCAGGATGATGACTTGGATGATGTTGACCTTGATGGCATCGTTGATGTTGAAGTAGAAGAAGAGGTAGCATAATGAACCATCCTGCTGAACTGGCGTTACATCAGTATATGTCTGATGCTGTTAATGGTAACAGCACTATGTCAGAGTCTACCATCAATCAGGTAGCGACTGACGTAGCAGATGCACTGAAGCGTCAGTTTGGTGGGGGTAAGTCGAGAGACGACTTCAAGCTACGTATGTCCAATGTAGGCAGACCTAACTGCCAGCTTTGGTATGCTAAGAATAAGCCTGAAGTTGCTCTCCCTTTCCCTACCACATTCATTATGAATATGATGCTAGGTGATATTGTCGAGGCTGTATTCAAGGGCTTGCTCAAAGAAGCAGGTGTGGATTACCAAGACAATACAAAGGTCACACTAGAACTAGACAACACTAGCATCAACGGTGAGTACGACATTGTAATCAATGACGCTGTTGATGACATTAAATCTGCAAGCAACTGGTCATACCAGAACAAGTTTGAATCGTATGATACACTGGCGGCAGGTGATGGCTTTGGATACATAGCACAGCTTGCTGGGTATGCTAAAGCCGCAGGTAAGAAGGCTGGTGGATGGTGGGTAGTGAACAAAGCCAATGGTGAGTTCAAGTACGTACCAGCTACAGGCTTAGATGTAGACACAGAGGTAGCCAAGATACAGGATACCGTAACAACAGTAGAGGAGAATAAGTTTGAAAGATGTTTCGCACCAGTTGAAGAGAAGTTCAGAGGAAAAGAGACAGGCAATAAAGTACTTAATGATGGGTGTAAGTTTTGCTCTTATCGTTTTGATTGTTGGGACACCCTAACTGAACGCCCAGCAGTAATGTCCAAGGCCAAGGTGCCACCGACTGTATCGTACATAGGAGATGTAGTTGTACCATAAGGCATGGAGAGCCGCACGGAAGTATGGGTATCGTAGTGGGCTAGAGTTGACCATAGCAGAGAAGTTGAAGGCAGACAAAGTATCATTTAGATACGAGGCCATCAAGATTGAATGGGAAGACCTAGCCTACCGTACCTATACACCTGACTACATACTTGACAATGGTATCATCGTTGAGGTAAAAGGCAGGTTCGTTACGGCAGACAGACGTAAGCACATTGAAATCAAGAAGCAACATCCTGAATTGGATATACGCTTTGTGTTTGAGAATAGTAAGAGCAAGATACGTAAAGGAGCAAAGACAACCTACGGTGATTGGTGTATCAAGAATGGATTCAGATACTATGACCGTATCATTCCAGAAGATTGGCTAAAGGAAAAGGGTAAAGACAAACACCCTGACTTTATCAGCCACCCAAACTCAACAGTGAAGAGGAGAAAAAAGAAATGAACAAAGATGAAATGATGGATAGAATACAGGATGAAGACTTCATCATACGAGTAAGACCTTTCGCTGATGATGATGGTGAATGGAGTGGCGAGATAGACATCTCAATCATGGCATTCCCTGACAACCCTATGACGGATGATGACTATGGCAATGTCATGCACTTCTGTAAGATGATGTGTGCTACTGTGCCTATCATGGAGCAGGAAGAAAGTATTCGTAATATTGTGCATGAGTATGTAATGAAAGTTATTGACAACGAGATGGATATTGATGTAGAACTAGAGGAGAAGGTGGGCGTTGAGAAAGAGTATGACGGTAACGTAGTTCATCTTAACTTTAACACAAAGACAGGGGGTAACGCATGAGACACGAGGCATACATGAAACAGATGATGGAAGATGAAGCGGAGCAAGCTGGCAAGGAAGCCTACGGTGGTGTGGACATGGTGAATAGTCCACCACACTACAACCAGACAGGCATTGAGTGTATTCATGCTATCTCTGCGGCTACTGGTGATGGGTTCAAGTATTACCTACAGGGTAACATACTCAAGTATCTCTGGCGGTTCGACTACAAGGACAAGCCAGTAGAAGACTTAGAGAAGGCCAAGTGGTACTTGGATAAGTTGATTGAAGAGGTAATGGCAGATGGTAAGAGTTAAAGTATTCCTTACTATTGACATTGATGAGGATGAATACCCCATCCCTGCTGATGGTATGGTGGGAGAAGAAATAGAGGATGGCATACGTGAATACTTCTACGATGTAGACGGTGCTGATATTAGAACAATACGAACAATAACGGAGTGAGATATGAACAATTATTTACCAACAGACTACCAGAACTTCATCGCGCTATCACGGTATGCCCGATGGAAAGAAGATGAACAACGCCGTGAGACATGGGTTGAGACAGTAGAACGCTACTTTGATTACATGAAGAACCATCTGCAAAGCACGTGTAACTATGTGCTATCAGATGAACTGCGTGGTGAACTAGAGGAAGCTGTACTCAATCAGGACATCATGCCTAGCATGAGAGCCTTGATGACATCAGGCCCTGCACTAGACCGTTGCCACGTAGGGGCATACAACTGCTCTTACGTCCCTGTGGACAGCCCTAGAGCCTTTGATGAGACTATGTACATCCTAATGTGTGGCACTGGTGTAGGCTTCTCTGTGGAACGACACAACATTGAGAAGATGCCTACAGTTAATGAAGACATGCATGAGACTGATACAGTAATCAAGGTAGGTGATAGCCGCCCCGGATGGGCTAAGTCACTACGTGAATTGATTGCTATGCTGTATGCTGGTCAGATTCCTAAGTGGGATGTGTCTGCTGTACGTCCTGCAGGTGAACGACTCAAGACATTTGGCGGTAGGGCATCAGGTCCTGCACCACTGGAAGAACTATTCCAGTTTGTTATTGATAAGTTCAAGAATGCGGCAGGTCGTAAGCTGTTCCCTATCGAATGCCACGACATCATG